AGTCGGACCCTTGGTCGATGATTAGGTTGTAGCGGGCTGCGCTCATATGATTTCCTCCATTACAGAATTATATCTAAGTTGACATTCTATGTCAAGGTTTATTTTTTAGGTGGTACTAGGATATAAATATCCTAGTACTACGCTGTATTCTCCATCGTCTGTCTCAGTAAAAAAATATTCATTGTCTGTATTAGACGCCTCAGAGGTAGCAAGGGCTTGTATTGCGTCGCCCGCTTCTTGGCAGTTTTCGTGTTGAGAGACTAATACCTCTGTCCAGTTTGTTTTCATAATTTTTAAATTGATCATGCTATATTCTCCATAGTTCCTACTACTTGGTTAATCTGTGCCTGTGCTCTGGCGGAGGAAAGCCCTGCTGCTGTGAAAGATAGTGTTAAGTACTCTGTCAGAGTTGAGGCAGGCAGATAGGCCACCAGGCTCATCTGCCTCCGCCTGCCAGGAAATCCTGTACCTGCCGGAACTTGGTCAGTGATAAAGTTTGTAAGGCCCGAAACGTCAACTAGGGTGACATTGGTTGCCCCGGATGTTTGAAAGTTATCTTTATTAACATATATAGTATTTCCGACTTGTGGTAAGTTTGATATACCAGAAAGCCTTATTTCAGTCTGAGGCCCGGCACTCTGATAACCATCATGATCATATCGCACTCCGTAAATTTTATGGGGGTTTGTTCCATTATCACTCGTTGCTAGCATTGTACCCGGTACTATATCCTGTATCTTATTTCCCGCTACTACGATGGTCCAAGACCCTGTACCTGAAGGTGAATAGGCTCTAACAATATTCCCTATTGAGACAGATTGATCCTCTGCAGAGGCGTTTGCAAGAACAGTTCTTTGTAAAATAGGACGTATACTAACCTCCTTAGCATTATTTTGGTCATTGTTTGCCGTCTGGTAATAAATATCTAGACTTATCTTCTTCCTTTTAGCTACAAGCTCGGGAGCAGGTACATTAAAGGTTCCAAAAACACTGCTGCCTCCGAAAGGTACATTAAAGGCTGGGTTGTATATTGCAATAGGGTACTCTTCTGTTACATCACCAGTTAGCTTGTTTACTGCAACCGAGCCTACCGCAATAGCATCTGCAGTAATAGCGCCTGCATCAATAGCATCTGCAGTAATAGCATTGGTTGATATTTGTTCGGCAATAATCTTACCTACTTGAACAATATCATCTTTTCTTAGTTTTTCGCTATACCCGTCAGCAAAGTATTCTTTGCCAAACTCGTCGTTTGTTCTTAGTGCAAAGGTACCTGTACCAGTGAACTTCCATAGATTCGAACCCCCTCCAAGTGCGTTTGCCGAATCGTATTCGAAGTCATTCGAACCTATTTTAAGACCCACTAGATTAAGAGGGGAGGCCGACATAAGGTCATGAGTATCGTGTTTTACCCATTTTGAGTTTGTACCGTCCCAATAACTAACAGTAATAATAGTAGGCTCAACACTTGCTATTTGATAATTTGATATTCTATGGGGAAGCATATACACGTCACCGCACATATTCCAGGGCAAGGCTGAGACACCGTCTCCTCCAGCGCCGTCCCCATTATCAAAAGACCCAATGAGTCTAGTATTCGAACTGGCAGTGCTCCAGTCGTTAGATGTTCTAATATCTAATACTTCTGTCTTTGCAGGATCAAAGTATATAGGCGCTATAGCGTTGTCATATGTCAAAACCCTGGTTGAGACGGGACGCACTTGAACATTATCATTTACTCCTGATTGACAAGCTACAAGTAGTGGAGTGTCGGATAAGATCCAAACATATACTTTGCTAGTACTGCTGAGACCTGTGAAAGTCTTTCTCAGCACTGTAGATTCGCCTATTTCCGCAACCTCAAAGCCTTCTAAACTTTGTACGGTGCCATTTACTTCGCCTTCTGTGCTTACTAGAGGGCCGGCTCCGGTTGCTGTGAACTCGGTATTAGGGTTGCTATCCGCCGCACCTATAGTGGTAAAATCTGTGTTTCCTGTTGTTAATATTTTATACTTCACTCCCGCAATCAATGAACCTGAGGACAATGTTTTATTTTTCTCAAAATTACCGTTCCACTCAATAAGAGGAGAACCGTTCAACTTAGTAGGCGAGGGGCTAGTGGAGTTAAAATACCTTATATTTCCTGAGCCATAAGGCGCGTAGAAATCATAGTGGTTATTAGTTCCTACGGAGAAGTTACAAAACTTTGTGCCTGTAGAAGAGAAAGCATTTAAAGCTCTTCCCTTTCTAACAAAAGAAACTGCCTTATTTGATTTCATCACATCACCAGCAGCAAGCGTAAGAGTTCCTTTTGTGCCCGCAGCTACGTCTACTAGTATAGGCTCTTCGTTTTTGAATATATGAGTACCGCTCTCGCCTACAGCATACTGCACAGCAGTATTATTGGTCATATTAACACGAGGGCTTACTGTAGCTTGACCCTCTGGGTTGCGTCTAGTTACAACATCCGAAACAGGAACTCCTCCTATTACAGAGCTTTCACCAAGATTAAAGTTTCCTGCCAACAGAAGCTCCCCATTCACCAGGAGCATATTAGTAGTGAAAACGGCTTGATTCGTGCCGGTCTTGAGCAATTGACCTACTATAAAATCTTGAGCAAAATTTAAGCGTAGCTTTTCTCTATTGAACGCTTTATTGTTCCAACCAGCCTCAGGGTTTCTATCTACTGTTAAGTGTGTGTCATTTTTAATAGTAGCTACCCTATAGTACATATTATTCGCCGCTCTTAGGGTATCTCCTAGTTGTAGCTCTGTTGTGAACGAAGTGCCTGAACCCGTAATTACATGACTATTCGAAGCCTTACTAATTGTACCTGTTAAATTAGCTGTAAACTTATTAGTAACTGTAGCATCGCTCCACGTATCAAGAGGCATGCCCGAAATTTGCTGTTCGTAAGTATCCCGGACAATCGGTACTAGTTGGTCCGCATCGGCATCATACATAACATCATAAGGAGTAGTAGAGATCGCCAAACCAGATAAAGAGATGTCTACCCCTGTAGGTCTTGATATAATTTCAGCCTTACTAGATTGAGCAGGTTGCACAACTATTTCATCCGCCCGAAAGTTTAGTTCGGTTTGGGTGGTCCCATCTGAAGTAGCTATATCTACAGTTGTATTTGCTTTGCCTCCTACGGCTAGCCCATACTTACTCGCATAGCCTCTACCCAGTAAACTGCTACTGTTATGTGGAGGTACTGTTAGACTTACATTGGCAGGATAAGAGGTTTTGCCTGTTGAAGTAATTGTTGTGATACTAAAGATTATACCGCCCTCTAGAAAAGGTCTTGCGAATACATACTCTTGAGTGCCTGAACTGACGACTTTTTCTCTGACGAAAGTTCCTTCGGCATCGTCTTCGCCGAAGGGGAAGACGGCCTTATTACAAGTTATTTTATAGCTATCAACATCTTTGAACAAAGAACCGTCGCTATTTACAGGAGGCTCCCAGTGAAGAGAGTAAGTCCCTCCCAAGTCGCCAGGAACCAGAGATAGATTTGTAGGTTCCTCTGGAGGGGTTACTGACCTAGATGCTAGATCTGGGTAGGCCTCTTCGCTGCGAACTACTGTGTATACTTCTTCGTTCTCGATGGCACCAAATTTCTCGTTATAATGCTCAACTCCTGTAAGCGTATGTACTCCCTGAGAACCTTCCTCAATAGACAGCAGTTTATATTGCTTTGCTGTTCCCGCAACAAGTTGACCATTTGCATCTACCTCATTGATAACAAATACAGACTGTTCAGCAGGGCGCTGACTAAATTCTGCGGTAAGAGGTAAAACGTCGACTTCCGACACTCCGCCCGAAAAAGTTAGCGCAGACATATCTATGTTTCTTGTCTCTGTTTTTATCGGGCGCTCTTCGCCTTCGATACTCGCATTCTGGGCTTGGGGCATAAGAACGGTTACACTATAGGTGTTGGTCTCTTTCAGAACAACAGATCGATCTAGCGGTAATATATCAAAATCTGGATCACTATAGAAAGATAGGTCCGAAGTTGTTTGGGCTGTCCAAGAATTAAGTCCGTGGTTGCCTGCAGTTGCAAGGTTTCCTTTTCCCCAACCTCCGTTATTACTTCCTGCCCACAAACCAGTATCAAAATTAGTCTTGTCGGAAGTTTGCAAGTCAAGCACCTTACGATTACCGATATATAATCTTGCTATGCCATCAGGAATTACATATTCTATAGTAATTTTGTGAGACTGTCCGTTAAATTCGGGTATCTCTGAAATAGGAATCAGTCTAAAAACTCCGCCAGTTGTATTTCCAGTGATCGTATCCTCGCCTGAGCCTGCTCGGAATACTAGATTGTAGGCTCCTCCGCTGCTAATAACGCCTAGATAAGTACCTACACCGGTTCCCCCTATCTCAAATAGACATTCATTTCGTGTGAAAGTGGCGGGGAGGTTCGCTGTTCCCGAAATAATAGCAGTTTTTGCTCTATTCTCAGAGGAAGCTGGTACGAATGTATCGGTGGAGATGGTGACACCATTATCTGCTCTTGAGATCAAGCCTGTCGCGACCCTTCCTTTTGTAGGGTCTGAAGAAATTCTTCCGCCAAGACCTAGTCCTTGTCTTCCTGAGTCTTGTATGCTTACAATGTCGCCCGGGACCAAGAAGCCTGAATCAAGCGAAGTACTAAAGCTTACAACCTCTGTTTGGTTAACGCTTGTCCATAACTTCCACTTAGCGTATCGTAGAGCTTGGCCCTCAGAAGTACACCCAAATGCCATCGCCTCTTGCTTAATTAGTTTACCTGTTTTTGCTATATTTTCAGAATCTTCTAATAGAAGAGGTTCAAGGTCATAATTAGATTCTGGATTATTCCAAGAGACTACTATCTGGTTGGCGCGTGTTTTTTCTCCTGAGGTTTGGTAAGAGAATAGCCCTTTGGACACATTGGAGTTTGAAAAAGTATATACAGGGTCTTTAGCTTCATCAATTATAGTTTGCACTTTTCCATCTAACCAGTATAGCATACCTCTAAAAATAGTGGCCATGTCTTTTAATACTTTATAAGACTCTGCGGCTTTTGTAAGGTATATGTTTGCTCTAAAACGAGGCTCGGTTCCTCCCTTTCCATCAGGGACTAGCTCGTCACAGTATTTGGCAACTCTATATAGTTGAAATTTATCAATATCGACCTCTTGTATGAAGCCGCCTAGTCCATACCTATCATTAGTAAGTATATCGTAAAATACCCAAGCAGGATTGTCTGTATAAACAGGCTTAACTGCAAAAGAGCCATTCCATAGACCAGAGTATGCCGCAGTATCGTTAGCAGTCAGATGCCTCGGCGTATAGTTATTAGGAATTTTTACTAATCGGCCCCTGCAGTGGTACGTTCGTACAGGTAGTCGAGGATATTCTTTAGATGTAAAGCTAGTATGGGCATACGCGGTTAAAGGGTAGCTTAAATTTGATTCCGAGGTACTTTGGATACTCGTTATAGCTGCTTTTGCAAAAACCTCGTGTCCTGATGTTCCTGATGTAGCTAAGCCGTCATGTCGACTTTTTCTCTCCACTGTTATCGCAAAATCAGTAAAAGGCCTGTAAGGCTCTAGATTTATCTCCTGTTCAAACCTTATAGGCCTACTAACTCCTTTCGATCTGACTACCGTATTTATACCTTGTTTTCCGTGGTCTACTGAGAATATTTTGAAAGTATCAGAAGCAGTCCCACGATAAATTGTAAGTTTTATATCGTGTTTAGCCTCAGCTTGGTAGGATTCTCCGTTATCGATATTAACATTTCTTAATTGATCATAGGAAAATTCCAATGATACATTGCTGACCTGCTTTACCTGCTCTCCAGTAAGTCCGAAACCTCCCGCAGAAGTACCTCTAAATACAGGTGCTGCTGTGGCCGGAGTATTCGGTGTTTTAGACGAGGAGTCTACAAATTCCAAAAGGCTATTACTAAATGAAGGCCCCGCGCCTACATTTATCGAACTGCCCGCGCCGCTAAATATAGGTGCCTGGTACTGGTATCCGTGTCTAAAAGTACTTATGACATCGCTACTCGTTAGATACGCATTAGAAAACTCTGAAGGAGTTAAGGTAGTGCCATTGCTGTCCCCCGAGTCTCCATCTATTCCGCTTGGATCAACTGTCAGGCTGTCAATCTTAAAGTCTGCAATCTCCCAATCATAAGTACCATTAGGAATTGTGCCGTTAGTGTTTTGAATGGTAATATAATCGCTGTCAATATTAGCAGTACCTACAATCAGTACACTTCTATCGGCTCGTAGCGTTGCGGAAAACGCGCTACTTTCAATGAAAGACGCAACGTGTTCAGCATTGCCAAAATATATGTTTGGCTCGAAAACAGCAGAGCCTGTATTAGTAACTGTTACAGATCCCCAGATCTCTTTGCCTGTTGCAGGGTTTTCAAGTGTGGCATAAAAATTTCTTTCTCCGTCAAAAGGAGTAACATCTAGCCTATCAAGATTCGAGGTAAATTCGTTGCCTGATGAAGTAATACTGATACCCGGCAGCTCGCCTTCCACAGAGGGAGCAACTAGAGCGGGCTGAACACTTACAGTTAAGGTGGCAAGTCCAATAATTCTCAGAGGCTTATTCATAGTGAACATTGCCCCTCCATTAGTCATAAGCTCTACTCTTCTTGGATTAGAAGAAAAAGTACCTGAAGGGAAGGTGGCCGTATTGCCGTTAATGGTCACTTGACCTACGTCAGAGGTATCTTCAGAAGTTACCGAATTTACTTCGCGACCTACTATAGAATCCCCGTCAAGATAGACGCTGGATCTACCGTCTACAAGGCCCTCGATAGGCCCTTCAGATATAAGATCCGTAGCGTCTATTCGTGTTATTGTACTTTCATAGTAGAAAGTAGCATCATATTTATTCTTTTCATTTTCCGCTATCTGCGAATCTCTAGTTGTTGACATTATTAAACTCTCCTATTAACTTCCAAAACCATGACCCATGTTCCAAGGTCCGTATATCGGGGTAACGTATTCCCCTGTGTTTGCACCTAAATTGCTTGTTCTGAAGCCAATAGGTCTACCTGGTACTCTTAATTCTCCGTACAGCAAAGGTACGGGATCTCCTTCAATTACATTCTGTTGAGAGCCATCGAACAGATATGTAGGAGGCTGCTCTTTATCTACAGCCGGGTCGGGGGCCATTATCATCGCAAGGCTCGCGGTTGCTAGACTTACTCCAATCCCGAGTAGGGCCATACCTACTTGCGCGTTTGTAAAGTTTCCAAAAGCTAGAAATTGAGGGCTCGCCAGTCCAATACCTATAAGGGCTACACCCAGAATCAAAGATGTAAACCTACTTTTGGAGCCTCTTGGCACAGGATGAAACGAGATGTCTCCTAACTCTTCAGACTCAAGTATCTCTTTCTCTGACTTTTCCTTTTTATCAATCTCTACAACAAAGTCCAAGCCTTTAGAATCCGACTCTGCTAAGTATTTTCTAAAAGCACCGTCAAAGTTAGCGTCTAAAAGCTTGATTGCGTCTGATACGTTCCTAACATCGGCCTCTAGCTCAGGTGTGAAGAGCTGGCCTAGTTCTCCTTCTAAATATATTTTACGTTTCATATCTATAAATTTCCGTTAAGTGCTTTGTCCAGAAAGGGTATAGATTCTCTCTGCATGAAAGCCTGTCTGCGCAATGATGAAAAAATACATCATTACCTAAATAAACCCCACAATGATTAGGTACTTTTGAGTCAATTGAAAAGATAAGCAGGTCATGTTTCTCTGCGCTGTCTACTTTCTTAAAACCCCAACTATTGATATAATCTTCTGTGAAGTAGTTCAACCCTTTCTCCCACCATAAGTTTTCATATGCGTCTCGGGCAGGGAGTTGAATGCCTTGAGTACTGTACCAGTCTTTAGAAGCCTCGAAACAGTCCTGCACTCCGAAAATATACTCTCTACCTATAAGAGACACTGTATTGTGTTTTGGCTGTTGTACGTGGAGTTCTAGGTCTGGATAGCTAAATATATAGTAAGGTATACAAAGCGCATCGCAGTTGTTAATATCAGAATCAGAAGGCTCACAACTAGCATCTGGATGACTATGTACAATACCTACTATCTCTGCTGTTCTTTTTATTTCTAAATATTGCTTGGAGTCCATAATAAAATCATCATTATTATTCGCCAAATTTGTACAAGGAAACCATTTCAGCCTCCCTTTAAATATAGCAAAAACTCCACAACCTTCTCTTGGGTACTCAGATTCAAAATGTTCTGCTAATTCTTCTAGTAGCTCTTTACTTAAATTTAACACTGGCGGGGAACCCTCCGAAAGGTATAGACCCTTGTGTTGTTGATTTTCTTGAGCCAGGTACATCAATACCTGTACTCGAGGAGGAGAGACCTATTCTTGTACCTTGAAATCTACACCTACACCCTGCAAGCGTTTTACTACAAAGGTCTATACGAGACCACAGGGTTAAAGAAGGGTCGGGAGTATTTCCAGCAGATAAACTAACATTCGCTTGCCATATTTTATTGTCGTACCTTACTAAAGCGTTTGCTGAATAAGTAGCGGAGGCAGAGTAGTCGCTCCAGCCTCTAACCTCCTGCCAAAAAGCCTGCGTAGTCGAGGGCGTTGTTTGGTTTGAATCGGTCTCACTTCTCCAAAATTTAGAGATGTGTGAGACGAGCACATCTCGAGCATACGTACCCGAAGAATACGCACTAGAGTTGGCGTTGAGCACTGTGGCGGAGACAAGAGGTCTATTTTGTGTATCAAAGAAAGCATTGTACTCAACAACAGGATTAGAGGTGTTGCCCAACACAGTAACAGAGTGATTGCTGTCTGCGGCCCAGTTACATGCACCACGAGACCTAGAAACTCCTTGATATTCCCAAGAGCAGTATTTTCCTATTATAGATCTAGAAGGTATAGTTACACCCTCTAAATCAAAGGGACTACTTAGCTCAAAAGATACAAGCGAGCTATCCTCTTCTGCTACTCTGTCTATTATATAGCGCTTAACAGGAAACTCTATTGGAGCTGAAGCATCTACACCGCCTACTAAATATTTTGCAAAAGTTGTTCTCAGAGTTATAGTCTTACCTATCAGAGCCTGGAAGTTAAATCCCGCACTTTGAAGAGTTGTTCGCAGTAGAGGAAGAACATTCGCCATCGTAAGAGTAGGCCTAGTAGCAGAGCCTTCGGACTTGTGCGAAACACCCTCTAATAGCATCGGCAAAGCTACATAAGTATTGGCGGCGCTAGAAGTATTGTTCGTAGGGTTGCCTTCAGGGTGAAACTGAAGATCTGCTATTAGCTCATTTTTTCCTGGGTGAAAAAATAAAGTAGAGCTGTCGCTAAGTTTGAGCTCAAATAACTCTACTATAGCATTATCAATAGCTAGTGTCTGGAGATCACTAGAGATTATATTATTGGTACTCATGGTTCATATACTCGTTTTAAAGTTGCACTAAGACTATAAAAATCATCATAGCTGTATGTTTTTGAATATTCGGATACTATTACTTTTACAGTAACCTCTCCTCCTGTGTTCGGTGTGGTAAAGTCAAAAGGTGTAACACCTTTTAATAAGTCAAAAAAGCCGGAAATTGCATCAATCTCCGCTTTAGTTCTATTCACGAAACTGACGGTAAAGGATTCATTAGAGCTATTTATGCCGTCCTGAATTCTTTGCTCATACCCGTCCCCAAAGGAGACTTTACGCACTCGCGGAACTGCTTGTAGCACCATTGATTTATCGGGTATTCTTTGAACCCCTGACACTGTAAAGCCTATAGCCATTATTATACTCCATAAGGGCTAAGCATTCCGCCCGATCTTTGTTGTTTTGATAGTTCTTCTTGTATAGCCTTTGATATAGCTCTACCAAAGTTCTCTACGTTTGAATCGTCTCCAGATGCAGAAGAGGAGGCGCTTCCGTTTTTATCAACTGAAACATTAACAGTTACATTATTAGTTTGCTGGCCTCCCGACTTCATTTCTACGGGAATGGACTTGCCGTTGGGCAGAGGCACAACTGCTTCTGTTCCGTGCAATATTGCGGGATATCCCGAAGTAGAGCCTCTTGCTACACCGCCGGTTGAGTAGCCTGTAGGAGGTGTAGCGATACCTCCGGTTCTGAGTTCATATTTTGCTGCTATATTTGCTCCGGCATTAGATGCCCCTGAATAGACTGTCTTGCCGGCGGAGTTTACTGCAGAATCACCGCCTCCACCGAAAGTGGATAAAGCTGCCTGAATTATTCTTGCTGCCATCATCTCCGCAACCATTCTTGCAAGGTGTCCTAGTATGGCCTTTGCCATATCTGCGAATGCTTCTTTTGCAGTTTTAGTTCCGTCTATTATACCTGTAAATGCGTCAGCCAGGCTATTCTCCAAAGCATCAAATAGGGCCACTTTTCTCTCGTAGGCATCGTTTAGGGTTTGCTGGGCTTCTAGCTCGGCATAGAGAGAGTCCTTCTGCTGTGCAGTAAGTATAATGTTCTTTTCTTTTAAAGCATTAAGGCGCGTATTAAATTCAGTGACTACAGGGTTCGCGCTAAGTCCCTCGAACCTCAGTCGTGCCGCTTCTGTATCTGCTTGCACATTTAACAACGCTGCTTGACCTCTTTGCCCAAACAGGGTAATTTCCTGACTTAAAAGTGCTACATTTTGTTTTGATATTTCTAGTTTTCTCTCTGCTGCGGCGAGTTGCTCGGGGCTGGCGGCGAGAGCCCCCTTTCTTCCAGAAAGATTAGTCTCCTCAAGTTGAGCATCTCGTTGTTTTTGTTGGGCCGAGCGCAACTGCTCTTGTAAGGTTATTCTCTGCTGGTTAGACTGCTCTACACCTCTTGCTATACCGAAAGACCCCGTACCTCCTGCCTCAATAAATTTACTTTTCTGTTTTGCTCGTAATAGGGACAGTTCAAGATTTAGTCTCTTCTTTGAATCCTTACCTAACTCTTTCTGAAGCTTGAGGTTTTCGGCTAGAATGTTATTTTTAATTGTTTCAAGTTTAACCTCTGAATCAATAATAGAAAGCTTGCCCTCCATCTGATTTTTTTGCTCAGTGAGTAGCGATAAGCTTTCTTTCTCGTCATCGGTTAAAGTCTGTGTCTTATCTGCCTGCTTTGCAAGAAGTACTCCCTGGGCCGCTAATACAACTTCTTTTTTTGCTTCCAGAGTATTTCGTTTTGTAGCTATGAGGGTGTTTTGCGACTCTAGATTTGTTATCTTTTCTGACAACGTAACCCCTCTAGTTTTATCGGCTGCAAATGTCTTTTCTGCAGAGGCGCGCTTGCCAAGTAGTTCATTGATTCTCGTTTGTCGCTTCTCAAGAGCCACAATACCATTAGAGGCGCTATCTAGTTGCGAATTAAACTTCTCCTGAGAATCAGAGGCTTCCTTAATTAGTTTATCAAGGTTCTTCAATTCGTCCCGTTTGGAAGGGTCGAGTGTCATCCTCCCCTCGTCTTCTTTGCCATCAAGAGTAGGAATATCAGAGAATACCAAACGGGAGTTGTCAGCCACAAAGTGCTTTCTGAGCATGGTTAGTTTCGTCAGCTCTTCGCCTGCAGCTTCGCCTGCAAGTTTGCTGTCTGTAACCATCGTAGTTAAAGAAGCCTTATACTCTGAACCGAAAGGTTTCTTCATGCTGCCTACAAGAGCGGTGAAGGCCTTATTAACACCTTGAACAGTCTCTGGCATCTGCGACAAAGCTCTTTTCTGCTCTAGTAAATGGTTACTTAGATTACGGGTCTGCTTTGCGGCTACCTCGGATACTTCTGCTCCGCTTCTTATTGACTTCCCTAAAACTTTGAAACGATTGTCTAACGTTATAAGCTGGTTAACCGCGCCTAATACCTGCGGTTGTAGCTTTTTGAACATATCTGGGTTAGACTCCTTGATCGTCGATAGATAGTTAATATCTTTGATTACCTTATTTACGTCCATGCTTTGCACACTACTTGCAGTTGCCTGTATACGCTCCTCAGGGGTAAGATTCATCTGTGAAAAATCATTTAACACTTTAATGGTTCTCCCCACCTCCTCCGTTAGGGTAGAGTATCTATCGCTTATTTCTTTAACTTGCTTATTTAACTCCTTTGTGGCTTCTGAGATAGGGTTGAAATGTCTGTAGACCGTTTTAAAACCATCATAAGCCATCAGCGCAATACCAATATAGAAAAATGCTTTACTTAAGGCCGCACCAAATCTAGCTACCTGTGTGGTCATGAATGCAAAACCTCTTTGTACAGTTTTTGAGAAACTATCAAAGGTAAGGCGTGTTAGCTTTATTCTATTTTGTATATTTTTAAGAGAGAAAGTAAACTTGCGCTCACCTTCTTTAATAATACCAGCCTGTAGTTGATATCCAGTTCTAAGATCTGCCACTTGCTGTACTGTCATGTCTTTAAACATACCCGTACGCTTTTTAACATTGCCTTTTGTCTGCTCCTCGAAGTGAGTAAGTGCCTTATCTGCTGCGGTTTGTGCTTTTTTACTGTCAGAGCCGCCTGTTAGGAACTCTGTCGCACCTTGGCCGCTCTTGGAGGGTTTGAAGCCTTTTAGTATATCTTGGGCGCCACCTTGGGCCCCGAGCATTGTCTGTTGTTGTGCCTGGTTTAGTTTGGCATATTCAAGGCGGGTTTGCTGGAGCTCAGCACGAATAACCTGCTGGCTAGTTTTTGCCGCAGTCATTGCAGCTTTTGAGCTCTCCTCCCAGGCGCCCATGCTTGGAAGTATTTGTTTTAAGATACCTGCCGCAAATAGCCCGAGTACAGAGATTAGAGATAAGATATTTTCGCTCAAGAATGTAGCAATACCTGCCATGGGTCCTGCAATTGCATTCTGTATACTCTTTGAGACATCATCAAACGCTTTAGCAAACTGGTTAAGAGCAGCTGCATTGGGATCCATTAACTTTTCCATGGCCCCAAACTTTCTCTCTGCTTGTTCGAGAACTTCATTTGCTACTGCCTGACTTCTCTCGAAAGCATTTAAATCTCCGGCGGCTTTACCAATTTGTAGTCCATATTTCTCAGTGGCAGCCTCCAGTCTAAGGATAATACCAAGTTCGTCTAGCAGTTCCGGCTCAGCTTTTGTTGTACCACGGATAAGTCGATCAAAGGAATCTCCAAGATCTCTACCTAGGGCTACCGAGGCTGTTTTAGCTGCGGCACCTAATCGAGTAAGCTGGTCGGGAGATAGGCCAGAGGCGGTACCAATAGCGGCAGCTTTTGCTGCCTCTGCATATTTTAACTGACCATCTGTTGCGGCAATTACAGAGTTTGTAATAGTCTTATACGCAACACCGGTTACAGCACCTAAAGCTTTTTGGCCCTCAAGAAGGTTACGAAAGTCAGAAGCACCTTTTAGAAACTGAAAGGCAGCAGATAAAGCAAATGCAGAAGCAGCAAGAGTGGCGTAGACACCTACTAAGCCTCCCATACCTTGTCCCATTTTTGAGAAGTTCTTAGTTCCGTTAGCGGAAGCCTGGGCAGCTCCTTTGAGGTTTCGATCAGCAGTACGTGCGCCCTTACCAAGGTCGTCCATACCTTGGGCAGCTTTTTTAGACTCTAAACCCAACTTTTTAGTAGTGCCTTTATCGTCTACTTTTACGTCGATTTCAACTTTATTCTTTGCCATTAACCATTCACGTTATGGGTGAAATTCTTTCCACCGCCCGCAGAGCTCTTTCGTGCCTCTGCCTTTCGTTTCTTTTCTGCTTCTTCTGCTCTCTGCACTACTACGATACCTTCGTACATTTTCAATATATAGAGCATTGTTCTAGGTTCTTCTATTTCGTAAAGCTTGAAAAGATATTCTATATTGCCCCATTTTTTTCCTAAGAAGCTTCCGGACATTCCGTCCCAGTTATCTTCAAGTAGTCCAAATATAAAAAATGCCACTTGGACCACCACCGGAAAATCGGAGGGGTCGAGCGGCATCTTTTGGGGATCAGGATCTTGTCCTAGCTGTTCACAGATACGTAAATACTTGTCTACATCAATAGACTGGTTTTGAGACTTTACATATCTTTCAAGTAGGGATCTTAGTTCCCCTACTTGTTCCCAGTAAAATTTTCAAGATCGCCTACGGTCTCTGTAACCCAGGTATCAAAGTCACCTGAATTTTTCATCAGAAGCTCTGCATTGTCCTGAGTGTATGCAAGTTCATCATCTGCATCCAGTGCCGAGATATCTACCAAAAGAAGCTCTTCTAGGTAACGATACTTTAGGCCTGTCCAGCCTTTGATTACTGCTTTACAGTACTCTATCAAGAATTTATCTTCGTCAAGGATCTCTTCTGGTTGACGAGTTTTCTTACTGAATTTAGTGCTAACACACTTCTTACGAAGTTTTACTAGCTCTTCTCTGCCTAAGTAACATAGGCTTACTTCCATTCCTGTGTAACCGGGGAAGTCAATTGATACTGTCTTGCTTGGCGTCATTAGAGTAGCTAATGAAATAGGGGTGTCACTCATGTTTTATCCTTTCTATATAAATTATGGTTAAAGAGCAGGAAAGTTATTTTCCGTACTTCTATTTTGTAATACATAGTATAATGCAGTAGGACCTGAAAGTCAAGAACTATTTTTCACAGGGGACGAAAAAAGGGACCGAAGTCCCTTTTTAGCGAGTTACATTTTTGTATTAGACTGTTACGCCCTTATAAACAATTGTAGCTTCATCTGCGTTATTGAGAGTAGTAGGCAAAGCATGGAAGTTAACCTCTAATGAGATTACGTCTTCAATACTATGCGTAGGTACTTCTAAATGACAGGTCGGTAAAGTTACTTTCATTGTAGGAGCAGAAGTACCGCCGATGTCAAACACTAGGTTGAAATCGTTAGTTACAATACCTGTAGACTCAATTAAGTCTTCAAACAAGTCTGCGCTTCCTGCTGAAGAATTGCTCAAGTAACAAGTAAAGCTTCCGCCAATATTACGTGTACCAGTTACGTGACCAATCGGCTGATTGATTACACCCAGAGTTTCTGGGGTCAGGTAAGTAATGTTGTTCTCAAAATTCAAGCTTCCGCCTGTTAATGTAAGAGTGTACGAACCAACAATAGAGCCTTCTGCAGTATTTCCTGTAGTAGTCAAAGTAGTAAGACGGTTACGAATAAAGTTATTCGTAGCAG